GGGAACTAACTTGCCACCACATCAAGACAGTCCTGAAAAACTTAGGTTCCATATTCCTATAGAAACAAACGAGCAAGCAACGTTTACTATAGATGGCAAAAAAGTTCATATCCCAGCAGACGGATGGATATACCTTGTAAATACCACGTACTTACACAGCACAACAAATAATGGCTGTAACACTAGATCACATATATACGGAGGTGTTATGACCGAAGACATTTTGAACTTAGATCTACAGAACTGCGAAACATTTTTATGAAGCTATTAATCACAGGCCATACAAGTGGCTTAGGCCAAGTCTTGTACAACACGCTAAAAGACAAGCATGACTGCACAGGCGTATCCCGTTCAACCGGATACGACTTGACTGACAGAAAAACTGTAAAAGACATTGTCGAAATGTCTTTAGACTATGACCACGTGTTGAATGTGTGCAAAATTTTTCCGGCACAAGTCGACTTACTGTTAGAGATTCACAAGATGTGGGAGCAGAATAACAAGAACGGTAAGATTGTTAGTATAGGCGGATTGACCACAGAATTTTCGTGGAACTTAATTAGGCAAGCTCCTATTCATCAAACAGATTACATTGCTGCGAAACACGCTTTACTCAAAGCACATCAGGATCTAAGTGTAATTCATCCCTATAACAACCAGCCGCAAAGTGTATTAATACGTCCGTTAAATATCGGCACAAAAGACCAGGAGAGATCGGACGAACCATTTAACACAGAAGAAGAAATTGCAGACCTTGTAAAACTTGTATTAGAAAAAGACTTCTATATATCGACCATTGACGTGAGGAGACTAAAGTGTTCTTGACACCGCAGTCTGCGGTGGACAGCAACCTATTACTCAGCAACCTAATTACCTTTCAGAAAGATTACGAGTTCCTGCGAGATAACCGTATGTTCTATGACTACAACAATATGGATGACATTGTTGAAAATCGTCGAGACACGGGACATTTTTGGCAGGTTGCTCCTTTTATCTATAACAAGGAATTGCTTAGCGGATTGCCCGACGAGTTTGCTAATCTTGAAACTGTAAAAATTATTCAGTCATTAAAAGTGCAGCCTATTCTTGCTACGTTTTCTGTATTAAAGCCCTATAGCAAAATAGACGACCACGAAGATCATGACGAAGATTGTATTGCAGGAGCAGACGACACTTATGTAATAAAGTATCATCTAGGTATTGACGTAACCGGAACGGCTGGTCTTGTAGTGAATAACGAAGCAAGCACGGTCGAAACAGGCAAATTAAATGTATTCAACGAAAGTATGCCGCATTATGCATACAACAATTCTAGCAAGGATAGATGCGTTCTAATACTTTCATTTTTAGCGAGTGACTTATATGAGTGATTTTGAGATAGTACCCTGGACGCAAGAACTTAACTTATCTGACTTTTACAAAGAAGCAGGACGCAGAGGATTCTCTAACAATTCTTCACAAAGAATGTTAGTGGATTGTTTTAGAAACGAACGCGAGAAACAAACTTGGCTCTTGTATTATAGAGGCGAAGCTATAGGCTCTGTAGTTGCACATTCGTTTGACGACGTTATGGAATCGAACAGTTACCGCATAGCTGCAAGAACTTGCGTGTTTACAGACAGATTAAAAGGAATGACTTACGCTAATGGCCTTAGGGGCATCTATGTTATTACTAAGCATCAAAACCCAACAGCACAATTTCTTATTCCTGCATGTATAGACTGGTGTCCACCTGATGCCAAACTGTACATTACTTCAAATGAGTTAGAGGCCGGAACTCAACAAAGAGTGCACAAAATATTCGGACCTGCCTTGGAAAAGACTGGCGTTATGAAACCTGTAAAAGAAGTGAACTACCGAGGCACTGATCAAACCGTATGGCAGTTTGACCAGGACCTGTTTTTAGAGCAATTAGATTTTGCTGGTAGATGGTAATTTAAAGTTCTGAATGTTTGCTGTATCAACAAAATCAGTTATGATCTCTTCGTATCTACTCTTGTAAGGCTCTTGTAAGTAAGGCTGCCAAAAACCGTCCTGCAGGTTCGAGTAGTCATGTTGTATACGGTAACACAACCGATCTTTGATATCGCCTAACCTTCTGTGCAAAGTAATTGAATTATCGAACATTAACAAATCATTATTGCTCTTATATTCGTGATCGTAAATGTACTTATCAACGAACAACTCCTTATTAATCTCATCAAACACTTTCTGACTGTCTTCTTCTGACATACCTTTGATGCTGTAAATTGTGTTTACAGAGTAATGCAAGCCTTTGATGCCGCCTGGACTTTGAATTACTATCGGTATTTCAACACCGTCCGTAGGACACATATTACTGTGCATTACTTCGTCTTGTTCCATACGCAGTCCGGGATTGATCTTTCCCGGTGTAAACTTGTGAATCAACACCATTTCGTCAAGTTCAGAGCGAAACCTTTCAGAGACATTTTCATAGTAATCAGGAGTAGTTAAGAACCCAGTCGACGAACCAATCATATTCTCGGCGCCTAGTAGACTAACACCTGGCGTAAATGCTAAATTGCCGCTTTCGTTTGAGTGCCACAGCAGTTCGCCTTCTGCAAACATACCAAGAGCATTGCCATTCTCGTCGCGCCGGCCGCTTACACGCATAACGTGTTTGCCTTCTGGACTATGCTCTTGCATTCTTGCAATACTCTTAAGACGCAGTTTATCCACATCTTCTATTTCAGGACTGTCTGCTATTGATGCTTGAACAACCTGTGTCCAAGTCATGCCAGGATACTTTTTCAAGATATTGTAGCGTATTCCGTAGCGGGTATCTCCCCAACGCAAAACTCGATCTGTTTGCTTTTCCCAACCTAGGTTACAATCTCTAAGAATTGTAACGAGATTGTCCATTTGCAGGTTACCAATTTCCATCCATTCATCATCTGTTAGGTGATCAAAATCTACACCGTCGATGAATATGCCATAGTTTCCTAGGCCTGGTATCTTTGATACTTTCATTTATTTTTCCTCATTCAAAATTTACTACTTTGATAAACTGGTCTTTGGGTTTAGGTACATTTGGTACTTGCCCGCATGTTCGTGCACAGGTTATCAACTTGTTCTGCGTCCAATAGTAGTCCCACGCTGTTTGCCAACTTTCAGTACTAACAATATCTTTAACCGAATGCTCTAGTGCACTTGTGTTACCCAATGTTTGCTTTAGTTCTCGATATTGCTCTAACATGCGAGTTCTTATTTCTTTAGTAATATCTGTATCCGGAGCATAATTATAAGGCGTACTTGCAAGGAAACAGCAGGGAAACACGTTACAATAAGCATCTATATAGATTTCTTTGGTATGTTTCACGTAACAATCGATCTTAACATCAGCAAGAACATCTTTATAGTTCCTAACCATGTCATTGGTAATGTACGACAATTCAGACATACTAGGCGGTTCTAAATAATACTCAGTGTTACCTTGGGTGTTGAATACTGGAAACTTTGGGCTTCCGATGAAACGTGAACTATTCTTTTCTGTAAACATAGCAAAGCCTTCTTTTTCAGCTCTTTCCCTTGCTAGGTCCACTTGATGCTCGTTGTGCTTGAACTTTATAAAACACCATTCGGCTCTGCCGCCAGCTTTCATAAATGCGCGAGCGTTTTTAATTATGCGATTAAAATCTGTACCTATGCGATAAAGGTGGTGCGTGTCCTCTAAGCCATCTAATGCAAAGATTACATTATGCTGTTTGGGCATTGCCTTCGCTAAACGCTCCCACCAAGCTATTGTCCTTGCACTACCGTTTGTATGAATACGAATGTTTAGATCAGGATTAATACGAGCTGCATATTCAATCATATCAACAAGATCTGTGTTAATAATAGGATCGCCAAAATTGCCGCACATATAAAACCCTTTGATTTGGGTTAATACCTCTGGAGTTGCTATTGTTTTAAAATCTTCTATTGTCCAGGCTTGGTTCTTTATGAGCGGATTAATCTGGCCACCGTGATGATTGCGCGAACACATAGGGCACGCTGCTTGGCATTTGTTTGTTATCTCAAAATGTATATCTTCAAGCTCTGTAAATTTAAACATCTCTAAATCCAATTATCATAAATCTTGTGTACTTTTGAGTTTCTAACTCGTCACTGTAGACTATCTTCAGTCCTGACTGTTTTTCGAATTCTTTCAAATCTTTTGCGCAACGAACATGTTCGCCACAGTCGAAGAAGTCATTGCTCTGTAATACTATAAGTGCACCGCGCGGTGTTAACGTTAGCCATCGTTCGTATTCTTCTTGTGTCAAATGTTCGCAGATTGTATTGATAACAAGGTTAGCGTTATACCGTTCTATCAATGAATCACATGTGACTGCTTCAAACTTTCCTTGTATGTGTTGCCGCATATTTACTGTGCGGGCTATTTCCTCGCACTCAGGATCTATGTCAAACGATTTAATACGCTTGATGTCTATTTCACTATTAAATAGCAGGCTAGCTAATACCCCGTTCCATCCTCCGTGTATAACAATATCAGCAGGCGGCCATAGCATCTTTTCGAGATGTTCTACTAACCAGACCTTAGATCTTACTTGTCCCTTCCAAAAACTTTCAAGAGTCCTATATCGGTCCTCTGAGTTCCTGATCGCGTCCATCCAGAACAATACGTCTGCTATTTCTACTTTCATTCTTTACCTTGGGTATTTTTGAATCTGCTGAACTTACACACGTCGGTGTTATACAAGGCTGTGCACTAGGAAACAGCGTAAAGCCGTTGTCAATAGTTCCTAGTGGTTGATCGTGACAGCTATACGAACGCTTGACTTCGCCGCCGGGCTCTCTGATTATACAGCTCTGGTATCCTGCGTTACAATCCCAACCCTGGAACTTGTTAAACCCAAATGCGTTAAACCGCTCTGCTTGGTCAATGTAATATTTATTGCCCTGGCTGTCTTCTAGTCTAACTTGCGGCAGAGCCTCGCCTTCGTATTTTTGTGGAAATCCAATTTGAAGTAACTCTCGCTGGGACTCTGAGTAGCCCGACACAACAAAACTTGCTGTAGGGTCGCTCTGAGGCTTTAACGTGACGTTTATGCCTCTATCTGCAAAACGTTTGCACCTCGAGTAGTATTCGTCAAATAAATCCGGAACCATTACCTGATTAATTGTGACGTACACACCTGCTCGCTGTAGCTGCAAACACTTGTCACCAAACTCTTGCTCGTTGGCAAACTCTCCGTGAAAGCTGGCTGTGATACTGCGCCTGTCTAACGTATCAGTAACGGCCAGCCATTTCTTCCACCATTTGCTGCCCGGCGACATGTTTGTAGTCATGTGAATACTTTGATAACCCGGATTGTTATCATCTGCATAGTGTTCTACGAGTTCGCCGAAGTGTTTGTATGCTGTGGGCTCGCCGCCTGAGAAAGAGAAGTGAAAATCTGTAAAACCGTTGGCTCTTGCTTGACTTTTGATTTCGTCTATAGTTTGTTTGTAGACTTCTAAAGGACGGTGATCCGGAATGCTTGTACGAGCATAAGGCCAGCAGTAGGAACAAGCATAATTACAGAATCGGGCTAATATCCACGACACTGTAAAAAGGTTTGTATCTAATAGTGTTTGCTGACCTAAGCTCGTAATATCCTCAAATGGAATGTCTTGATAGCTCATTCGCTAGTTTTGTTCTCCTCTAAAAATCTTTCGTACAGCCACTCGAAGTCGTTTATCTTGCCCAACTGAACGCTAGACTCAATAGAAAGCCCAAATTCACGACCGTGTATAGCGCCTCGTCTTGCATAGGACCCTTGACTCGAACGGCGTTCATCGGAGTTACACCATTTGTCAAGCCTTTCTTTTGTTTCGTCATCTATCTGTCCTCGTATTACGCTGCTTGCTAGTTTGGCACACTCTCTAAAAGCACTGCGCCATGTTGAAAACGGGTCTGTATCGAACGCGGTTACATTTGACACCTCCGGTACTGCTTTAAACTTGTAACTTATGCTGGTTGTCATGTCTGTTGAATTAATATCAACATTCTTTGTCAGCTCTGTGGGTAATAGTTTAACACCTCCGTAGCCGTAAGTCAAGTCATTTACAGGATTTTTGCTGCGCCATACGTGTACACAGTCTTTATCCCAATGAGCTACTTGGTAATCAAAATTGAAATCTTTTTCAATCTCGGCGTCGCCGTCTACTACCCAGAACATATCAGTATCGACAATCCCTGCTGCTTTGATATGGGCATTGTGTATGCCTTTAACGTTGTGTACACGTTTTGTTCGAGGAAACCTTTCTAACAACGCATGGTAATTCTTTTCTGCGTTTGGTTCCTTATAGCTTATGAACACAATATCATACGGCTTCGGCATGCTTGCACAGTAGTCAACTTCTTTTCTGTTTATTACAAAACGAAATTCAACTTCTCGGCGGGTTATTGGTGCATGCTTGCTAGCAAGTACTATACCGTCGAAGTACTTGCCGTTCTTAAATGCATGATTTTGTTTTCTGTCGTAACTATTGTGATGCGAAAAATACCAGTTAAAGTCGAAGTCATCGTTAACTTTAATTCCCGGCCAGATTATCCAGAACATATCCGTCTTGGACTTCTCAAGTGCACGTTTATAGTCGTCATACCCGTCAGCATAAAAAATATCATAGGGCTTTGGCATACTTGCTTGAATGTCGATTTCTTTCTTGTTTCTATAAAATCTATAATCAATTTCGTTCTTAGAAAGTTTGGACTGTTTGGTACAAAGTACTACACCGTCGTAATAATTTCCGTTCTTGAATACAAGATGAAACTGTTCGTCCCATTTAGCAACTCTATATGAGAAGTCAAAATCACTTACAACTTCGACATCACTAGGTACCATCCAAAACATACTAGTCGAACTGTTTTCATACGCTTCGCAGTAATCCTCGTACGAGTCTACGGTAAAGATCTCATAGGGTTTTGGTATACTTGCTTGAATGTCGATTTCTTTCTTGTTTCTATAAAAACGGTACTCGAACTCTTTCTTAGAAATGTTGGCACGTTTGTTGCACAGAATAATTCCGTCATAGTACTCACCGTTCTTAAATACGTGAGTATACTCTTTACTCCATTCGTCAGGCTCAAAAGAAAAATCAAAATCATCACACACAATGACGTCAGGAGTCACTACCCAAAACATTTTTGTAAAAGTCATCTTTTGTGCTTTTTCAAGCGAGCTGGCTTTTTTAGCTGTTGGAAATCTTGATTTAAGAATTCTCCACTCGCTGCTATCTTCGCCTATGTAGATAATATCGTAAATCATTTACCTCGTGTTTCCATAATGTATAACTGTGCTTACGCTAGAAGACATCTTACGCCATGGGTCTATTATAACACTGAAAGGCGGGATCGAGCAATACAATTCGTCTCTAGCTGTCATGCCTGTGTATTCGTATGTAACCTCTGCAGAGTGTGCCATTAAAAATACCCCCGGAGCAGTTGGTTGGAAGTCATCGCCGGTGTACGGATCAATGTATGTGGGCGAATGTCCTGCTTGCTCACAATAGTGCCCTACTAGCAAACTGTAACTACCGTCTAGATAAGGAACTCTTGGCTTGTATGCTTTGCCGTGAATATAGATCGGCATGTTATTGAGCGCTGCATGCTTGACTAGTTCTTCTGCTAGATTTTTTGCTTGTACTTCTCTGGCTGTCATCACCGAGGAAAACAAGTCATACCCTAAATCTAACTTTTCAGCAAGATAACTTAAGGCAATATTATCGCGGGGATGGCAGCCACCACCGTCACCCATGCCTGCTGTCATATACTGTGGGCTCATAATACGCATACTAGAATTCGCAAGTGCTTGAGTTACTACGTCTACATCGATGTTGCCTTGTTTTACTGCAACATCTTGTATCATATTAACAAGACCAATCTTTGTAGAGATAAAGGTATTGTAAAACACTTTGATACATTCACATTCGTCCCAGGTACCAACAACGTAGCGAGGATCGTTGTCCATTACAGTCTTATAAAAATCGACCAGCTGTTTTGCGTCACCTGTTTCCTCGCCGTCTTCTGTACCAATCATAATCATCTCTGGATTCACCATGTCCCAACTTACACTGCCCATGGCAATAAGGTAAGGATTATACACAAAACGAGTATTACCTACTAAGTCAACAAATTGGTCTCGCGTAGTACCAGGAAGCACAGTTGATACAAGCACAAGAAGCTGATCTTTATTCATGTACTTGTTAGCTTCTTCCAAGACTTCCTTGACAATTGTATAGCTAAAGTCTTTAGGTGGTAGATGGCTCGAAGGTGCATTACCGTCGTACTCGAGATCATGCGGGGTAGGCACTGCTACAAATACTACATCCTTGCCTACAACACATTCGCCTATAGTGTCTACGACATCTACAGTATCACTACAGACCTTAGCAATATCATATCCTGTAACCGAATGCCCTTTTGCTGCAATTGCTTCTGCACAGGGCATGCCGAGCTTGCCCACACCAATAAAGCCTATGTCCATTATTTCTCCTAGTTCTGTTAAAAATACTTATTCAATCATTGTGAGGGGAAAGCCAAGGTCTGGCAGAATAAATACTTGATGTTTAACAAGGTCGAAGAGTTTGAGAAAGAAATCGCAAAATTTTACGGGGCGCCGTATGCTGTTGCTACCGATTGCTGCACTCACGCAATCGAACTATCGTTGCGATATCTCGACACTAGATTTGTTTTTATCCCAAAACACACTTATATTTCAATCCCATTTACTGCTGAGAAACTAGGAATATATTGGCAGTGGAACGAACGACCTTGGCAAGATTACTACTATCTCAACAGCAAAATAATCGACGCTGCTGTATACTGGAGAAGAAACGGCTATGTGCCAAGTTCTTTTATGTGTTTGAGTTTTCAATTCAAAAAGCACTTATCTCTTGGTCGAGGTGGAGCAATTCTATGTGAAAACCTAGAAGATTACGTCGAACTAAAGAAAATGAGTTATGATGGGAGATTGCCAGATATTCCGTGGGCCAATCAAGACATAAAATCTATTGGATATCATTACTATATGACTCCAGAAACTGCACAACAAGGAATCGATCGATTGCCTTCTGCGATAGCAAGCCCGTCGAAGCAATGGAGTTGGCAAGACTACCCAGACTTATCAACTAATAGTATTTTTAAAATAGGAAACAAATGCCATCTAAAAACGAGTGGAGCCAACTTAAAAAAGTTGTAGTAGGCGTTGCGGATTACGCTAAAATCCCAACAATAGACAAGAGTATGCGCACCGTAAACTATGCTGATGTCACAGACCTTGATTCAGTACCTGTGGGGAACTATCCCCAGCAAGTCATTGACGAAGCTAACGAGGACTTGGATACATTTGTCAGCTTCCTAGAGAAAGAAAGTGTTAAGGTAGTTCGGCCTGAGCGAACAGATTGCAACTATTACAACTATTGTCCAAGAGACAGTGTATTCATACACGGCGATAAGACTATCGCAACTCCCATGCCGTTGCGTGCTAGGATAAACGAATACAAAGCATTTGAACAGCATCTGCAAAATGTCGAGAACCTTAACCAGCCACACTGGGACGCGCTCTATAACACAGAGTGCATAGGCAACCCTGACATCTTGGCCCTTAATGAAACTGCTCCAGCATTTGATGCTGCTAACGTAATACGAGCAAACGACGATGTTTTATACCTTGTGTCAAACAGCGGAAACCGGCAAGGAGCTCTGCTGTTAGAAACTATGTTAGACAATGTAAATGTACACGAACTTGAAGGCATATACAGCTATATGCACATCGACTCAACTATTGCTTTTTTACGCGAAGGGCTGATGTTGCTCAACCCAAGTAGAATTAAAAGTAAATCTCAACTCCCAAAGCCTTTTAGACATTGGGATGCTATATGGTGTCCTGAACCAACTGACATAGGTTATTATCCAGGATATTGTAACGCTAGCGAATGGATCAATATGAACTTGTTTAGTGTGTCGCCGAGCCTTGTAGTGCTAGAAGAAAATCAACACTCGCTTAGAAAAGAGCTGGAAAAACATGGCATAGAATGTGCTATGTTGCCTATGCGTCATCAACGTACCCTAGGCGGCGGATTTCATTGTGTAACCTTGGACTTAGATAGACATGTGGATTAAAGGAAGTGTAAAACCGCGTTGGAACAACCGCTATAAAGAGTTTGAGTACGTCAGACAACCGCTTACTGACAAGGAACTAATATATTGGAAAGACCAAGGTTATAATCATCAAAACTTTACAGGCATGATGTATGACAGTACTAATCCGATGCCTGTTTGGGTGAGAGCCGTTGCTGCTGAAATCGGACTTAACAAATGCGGATATGTGTTTTACAAAATGGTAACCGGCGATATAATGCCTATGCATGTTGACCACTATCGTCGTTATTGCCAAGTCTTTGATGTTGAGTATAAAGACGTTTGGAGAGCTATTGTTTTCTTAGAAGATTGGCAAAGTGGACACTACTTTGAAATTAACAGGCATGCATTTTGTAACTATAAAGCAGGTGATTACATTCTTTGGCAAAGTGACACACCTCACGCTGCTTCGAACATAGGAGTGGACGATAGATACACTTTACAAATAACAGGAGTTTTAGATTGATTGTACGTATTGAAATAATGCACAAGGATAAGATATATGTACAAGCCGGTTATACTAGCTATACTCGTCTTCATCCTATACACAAAAGGTCTAAGAGTAGTTCTGCCTCATACCACACAGTAACAAATAAGATTGAAAGAACAGACGGCACTGCTATCGTTACGTTATATTCTGGATGTACTAAAACTAACATAAAAGACATAATTAGGTTTATAAAAGTTAACCGAATAAAAAACGTTTACTTCTTTATCGAAGATGTTTTTAGATTATATTCAAAGAAACATCAATTTGCATATTTAGAAACCTACGTTTTAGATTACGATCAGAAAAGCGTTAGGTCACTCGAACTGGATATGATCTCTACGATAATAAGCAAAACTAAATGCAACTACAAAATATATCATTGCGAACAAAACGCAGACATAGTGGGAGAAAATTACAACTTAGAAATAAACTATTTTGATTGGTTTTTTCTAGATTGTATTGACATCAAGAATTCAGGAAAGCAACGTAAATATATAGAATCGAAAATTCCTATTAAACATAAAATATCGTGCTTTAATCTACGACGAGACTGGCACCGTACTATTATTATGTCCTTGATAAAAGACTTTGACGGCACTTTTAGTCTAAATGATTCATATACAACAAAAGAGTTGATAACGAACCCGGCTATACCACTAAAGAATTTTGGGCGGCCTATAAGCAAACGTATTGTTAAAGGAAATAAATCCTTGCTCGAATCACCCATATTATGGGATGCTGCGCCAGACAAGAATGGCAAAATAACAGCACCGACCCACAAGAATCAGTTAGATAATACAGGGGCTATTGCCGCATCATTTGTTAACGTTGTGACAGAAACCAGATTTGCATCTAGCATGCCGAACGTGTCAGAAAAAACCCTGAAACCAATTTTAGTTAAACGACCTTTTATTATGGTTGGCCCAGTAGGAACACTAGCTCATTTGCGCGAACTAGGGTTTAAGACATTTAGCAAGTGGTGGGACGAAGGGTATGACAGCATAACTGATCACAGCAAACGCTTAGAAATGATCTATAAAATAATAGAATCTATTAACGATATGCCATTGGATGATCTCAACACACTGCTAGAAGATATGAACAGTGTGTTAGAACACAACTTTAACAATATGTTAAAGCTCGGGGAACAAATGGGGAAGAACTTAGATTAAGTTCTTCCATTCTCTGTACACGCCCTCCATTTCCGGAAAAGTTCCTAAGAAATCAGTGCCACGTCGACGATCATGCTCGTCGACAAAGATTACAAAATCTTTTCGCAGTGTTTCTAGCTCGCCTCGTGACATCTTTTCATTTGAGAATACTTCTTGCAACCTGCTAAACTTGTCGCCTTCCCATTCGTAGAATCCTTGATTACAAATACTCATATCGTGCGGCGACTCTAGGTTATTGCGAATAAACTCTAGTTGTTTAGTGATGTACTTCTCATTCCATTCCGGCGGCGCAATCTTAATAGCTTGATGATCAGGATATCTGAGATACGGCACATCTAAAATAATAGGAATAGCCTTACCTGGGCCGCCAAAGTCTTTCTTAATAGCAAGGATATCTTCTAAGAACTTGTCAAAAGATATCATGCTTAACAGATTGTAGGTACACATACAAGTAAAAGTACAGCCTGGTACTTCTGTTAGAACGCGACGAATATTGTACAACCATTTATCGTAATCTAAGCCGTGTCTAATATACTCTGCCTGGGCACCATAAGCCTCGGCGCTTGTGAATATCTTAAACTTCTTAACCAGATTGTTGTCGCAAATATACTTTACCTTACTAAAAAACTTTTCAAACAATTCATCCGGAATGCACATATTACTGTTGACAGAGAATTCAATATTAGGCAGTGGGTTCTCAATAATGTAATCCAATACCTTAAACGTATCTTTGGCCAGCAATGGCTCGCCGCCGGTGATTCTAAAGTGATGCAACTTGTCAGAAATCTCAGGCCACCATTTCCAAAATGCGTCCACGTATGGATTATATTCACGCACAGGAATAGGCACTGTTCCATTCTGCTCCATTGAATGCAAGCTGTTAAATGGCTTACTAGTTTCGTACGCGCCGTGTTGCTTTATTTCATCCATCCACTTACTGCTAACCTGCGGTCCGCAATAGCTACACTTGAAATTACATACACTGCTGAAACTAACTTCTAAGTAAGTAGGCACAACGTCATGGTCCCATGGCATTGTCTTGATTTCTTCCATGTATGGCAACGCCCATGGCTCGTAGGACTTGTACGTGCGATCGCTGACAGCATCTTCGTTGCTATCTTCTACGCGCCAACAATAGTCACATTCGCTAGGGCGCTCGCCTTGCAGCATCTTTTTACGCTGCTCTTTTTTATACTTAGTGTTATGCAACGCGCTTGGATTGTTTTCAAGCTCTTCAACAGGAATCTTGTGTGCTGTTGGGTGATGGCAGCTATGTGTCTGGCCACTGTGAAGATGCAACGTCACCTGCTTCCACTTAGCCAAACAAAAGCCTGTCCCTACTTCGTCTAATTCTTGTGTGACTGCTATTAATCTACTGTTTGAAAAATCGCTCACTTAATCCTTCCTATAATTCTTGGTGTATTTTCGTACACTTGTTTGAAAAACTTTGATGCGTTATCGTCTAGTTCTGCAACTTCAAGATCTAATTCTTCGCGCAATGCTTGTCCTGTGTTTACTATCTTGAATTTTGCATCATCTTCTGAGAAGCTGCCGTACATTTCGTACCAATATTCTGTTAGATATTCGAAGTCTCTGACTTGAGTGTAATCCCAATCTGTGCAGTTTGTCATATAAACGCCTTCTCGAGCGCCTAACATACTCCAGATACCGTTCTTTACATCGGCGCCAACATTGCACCAAATAAGCAACCGGTCATAATTTTGCCACCACACGGACTTCAGCATAGATGTCTTTTCGCCTTGGTTCAAACTCATCTTCACTCCTTCGCGGAACCCTGCTCGCCATGCCTGAAACGGTGTTTCGTTTGTGTAACTTGTACAGTAGTTCGTATTGAATTGGTAATAAAGATCGCTGAAACAAAACTCTACAACACTACGATGATCAGTTGCGTCGGCATTTTCATGTGTCTTCATGTTGTTTACAAATTCACGAGTCCACATCTTAAGGCCACCGTTGCCATAACGCAAGCCGTTAACATGGACGTTTCCGCACCAGCTGAAAACATGCTTGTCTGTAAGTCCTAACTCGTCTAAGTCTATCTCTATATTCAAGAAATTAGGATCAATGATGTTATCAGCATCGATTGTAACAAAATATTCTGTTTCACTTAATGCTGCACACGCTTTGTGCGCTGCATCGCTGCCTTTGACTCCGTGAACACGCTTGGCCCATGGAATCTTGGTACAAAGGTCTGCGTAGTTCTTTTCTGCATTAGGTTCGTCATAGGACAAGAAAATGATATCTTGGTCTACAACTCTAATCTTATTGCTCATTAAAAATCCTCTTAAACTGGTACGTGTCAAATTTGCGTGATGTAAATATGCTTATAGGCTCGTCTGAATGCTCAAACGGCATAGTGAACGGCAGTACAACATAATTATCACGCACTACGTCAGCAAGTTCAACAAAAAGAGTTTTGTAAAGAATATTAGGATCTCCTTTAGCGGTGACGCTTAACATCATCCTGTCGTTTACGGCAACTCCTTTCCCTCTAAGACTATCGCCAAGCACTGCACCGATGTGTACCTTCCAACAAGTGTTCACAACGTCTTGGACAATCAAAATGTCTGGAGATTTGCCGACTCCTTGTGGAACATCGTAGATAAAATTGTTTACAGAATTTCCTCTCATCTGTGTGTCGTATCGACTACCGAACTCCATCTGCTTAATCTTGGTGTTGTACCGTACTTCAAATGCAGTAGTCGAATCTTCGCCACTAATTAGCTTTCTTACTTTGTCGAGCGGCACTGGAATCGAGTTCTCGCCCGTGTACTCTGTAGCTTTGATCCCTAGTATCGATCCTGTCTCTTTATCAAATTTTACATACATCATTTTTTCAGACATTTTCAAACTTCCTTATAATTTCTGGCGTAACAAAATCATTCTCAGTGTAATGAAATATTCCGTCTTGTAAATGATTGCCTATTTTAAGCTGTACTGAATCTGTAAGGTAAACACCAACGCGACTTTGCCAAGTAACTGGTGTAGACTCCCAGCCTTGTAATCCTGGCTGCATGTGCTTAATGTAAGGTGCCGAGTATCCTCTATTTGAGATGTCGTCGTCGATGTCTAAGATACGCGACACAATCGACGTAGTAATGTCCATACTGGGTTCTTTTGGATAGTGTTCCTTACAAAAGTTACCGTAAAATAGCTCCCAGTTTTTAGTTACTAGTTCTACCCAATCGTAAAACGTGTGCGCAAGTTCAGACTTTCTAAAGTAGTGTGCTGCATTATAAAAATTCGGTAGTTCGTTTTCGCGAAACGCCGCACGGTAAGGGTTAGTCTCCTCATTAACTAGTTCGTTGCGATAGCTAAAAACTCGGCAAGGAAAGTACAAGTCGTAATTATCAAGAAACTCCCAGAACGGTGCTTGGTTGTCTAAGACTAACACATCGCTGTCTAGCACAATTGTTTGGTCGTAAGGAGTAGCGTGGTATAGCTTCCACCGATGTTCTGTTTTGAAACGGCTGTTTGTTAGCTCGTACCAGGGAATTTCTATTATCTTGTCAAAAACTTTTTCTTGTTTTTTAAGCAACTTGTCGTTAGTAACAATACTGACAGGGTATTCGTTGCCACTTGCTTTTATACTTAATGCACAGAGGTAGGCTTGCGTGACATATTCTTTACCCTCTGCATATATTAGGAATCCTTTACTGCTCATCAATGCACCTGTTTAAGCTAAATTTGTTCATCACGTGAACATTAGCATCTTTAATTCTAAACGCTGTATACTCGCCGGCGTACTTGGGCTTCTCTAACAGAATAAACAAACTGTCGCCGTCGATGCTCCAAAGTATTGACTTGTCTGTAATGTAATAAAGACTGCCGGGCATAGGTTTAACAAAATTGCCTGGTTGGTACCCGTTCATAACATGGATTGCCATACTAAACGCAAAATCATTTCGATACAAAGAACGACTTAGTTGAAAGACGTTGCTGTAATGTTTCCAATTTTCTTGTATGTGCTGCACTAAGTCAAAAAACACTTTGTTAGTTTCAGACTTACGGAAGAAAATAACAGTTGCCCAGTAAAAATCTACACTTGTGTCTGAGATTGTCTCAAACTCCTTGCCACGATCTATACCTGTTATGTCAACACAATCTTTGTACATCAGTAAATCGTGATGATTATCAAAACACTTCAGGAAACTGTTATTGGATATAACCACGTCAGTATCAAGAACAAGAGTTTCGTCATACGGTGACATCTCATATGACTTTGGTCGCAGGTCATTCTTCCATTCTAATCTTTTAGAAGCTAGAGCGCCGTCGTTAAACGCTTTGACGTTGTCTGTTAGTTTGTAAGCAACAGGAATGACATTGTCGAACACTGTGTCGGCATCTTCATAGACTGTTCGCAGGTATTTTTCACTATCTGTGACAATCGTAGTCGGAAGTCCTAGGTATTCCTTTGCTCGTTGTGCAAGAAAATATGCCTGCTTTACATAGTCAACATGCGAATTGTTGCTCGCAAACACTAGTATGCCTTTAGTCATGGTCTGTTAGTTTCTCCACAGACCGATTGTTCTTGAGTCTGGTGTATTCAGCATGGAAAGTGTTGGTGGCAGAGAAGTAGACATCAGTAATATCGTCTAAGAAGGCTTCTAAATCGCTGATCATTGCGGGAGTCTCGTTGTCGTCTACAAGCACAACGTCTTCGACATACTCTTTTTCTACTAGCATTGTTACAAATGTCATCAGTTCTTTGGTCACTGTAAACTGTGCGCCGGCATGATAAAAGATAATTTGTTCGCGGTATTTTTCTTTGAGAATACGCTTCTGGTTGTTAAGCGTGATCATGTAATTTGAAAAGTCTAATGCTTTTTCAAGTCGTTCGTCCATAGAAGTCTCCTAGTCATACTATATTTTATGACATTAGGAGCATCTAGTCAACCATTATTGGAAACTATTTACTACAACATAGGCAGGAAACGGCACTTCGACTGCGCCTACTGCGCGCCGGCCGCCATATTGCATTGTGATGTCAGCGGTTACTGGTTCGTTTACGCCGCCGTATACGCTGCCTCTTGCAAGACCGTCCGAATCACTTTCTGGACCGCCGTCAAACAGTCTAACCCTGAATCTAACAGTAGATGCAGATGTCGAACGCACTTCAAGCGTCCAGTAGCTATTTGAATATACTGCGCCAGCAGCTTGTTTTCTAAAAATTTCGGTATAAGTGCCAGTTACTTGATCATTACCAAAGTTGTTACCTTGCGGAAACGTAAGGTTTAACGCGCCGACGTTCGTTACGCCAACTGAATTACGATCAAACAAAATAATCCCCGGGTTTTCAATCATGTCTTTCCACCCCTGGTTACGTTGTAAGCTATCTGATCCGGATGTTATATTATCAACAAAACCAGAGACACGTACTTGGCCGCCTGTATTAAAGAAATGACGTCTTTTATTGGAAGATGCAAACGAGAGTTCAAACTCCGAGGTTATTGTAACTCGACTCCACTGGCTTGTACGTGCATTAGAGGTTATTGCAGTTACCGCTTCGACTTGAGTTGGGTCAAAATCAAACCTATTAGTCTCTAACGTGGACATTAGATCTAGGTAATCTTGAAACCCTTTTGTTTCGTCGCCACCACTTATTTCAGCAGCTACAAGATCGCCTGTTGTTATCTCTGTTAGTTGAATAGGCTGACCGGTTTGGAACGTATATGCTTTCTCAAGATCAGTCCGTAGTTTAGCCATTCTAGCTGCTGTCACAGTACTGCCTATACCTATTTGAGAACTAGTTACTGTTTGCCCGTATCCGAACGTACTTGTACCAGTGCCTAATAGTCTTTGCAATCTGCTCTGTAAGCTGTTGTATTCTGAGGCTAAAATTCTACCGCCTGAAGTAACTGCCATTATAGTTCCTTATTAAGTGTGCACTTATTTATACTTTGAGAACGCACTCTACTAAGCCTTCCGAGTCACTGACTTTATCTTCCAATGCAACACCTACGAGAGACAACGAAGTCATTGCAGAACCTATGCCTGCGCCGGCTACGTATATAGCCTGGCCTTTCTTAACTCGTCCGGTTACACGAACAGGAACTCGTCCTTTAAGTGCAAGTGCTTGACCTTCGCTAGCTGAGTTCATCAAAAACGCAGGTTCTGCAGACACTACGCCAATTACAATGTCATTTAGTCCAGATGCAGTTGTTTCTTCAGCGCCGCCAACTGACATAATTGTGCCTGTTGGATATTCTTTATCTGTAGTATACTTCTCTGCCAAGTCAGCGTATTTTGCGCTAGTTGCTGTACCGTTGAACTCGCTTGCAAAGATAACATTGCCTGAAGAACGTGCAACAATAGTATCTGGCACTGCACTAACTGACGCACTTAGATAAGTGCTTGCTGAAATCTTTAGTGTATCTGCCTTTGTAGCTTGGCCGCCACTGAAATTATCAGCATAGATTGATCTAAATCGCAACGAACTTGTGCCTAGGTCAAATGTGTTTGTTGCTGCTGGCATAATACCAGCCGATGTAATAGAAACACTGTGAATACTTGCATCGTTTACGTTGTTCGCTTTAAATCTAATCTCGTTATTAGGACCACTAGTGTTACTAATAACCCCGCGCAACGGATCAGTTCCGCCTGTTTCGGCTGAAAACCCAAAGGCACCAGCTGTTAGAACGCCGTCAACATTAGTTGTAATCTGATTTACAAAGTCTGGGTTATCAACTGTAACAAACTCGCTAGACAATCTGTTGTTTAGCTTGTCTGCGTTAGTTGCTGTACCTTTAAAGCGATATGCTGAGGTTGTAACACCGTCAGTAGAGTCTTTTAGTGTAATACCTCTTGAAATTCTAGTAAACCCCTGCTCACTAAGTTCTTCGATACTGTTAATTTCAAATTCAGACGGCGAAAAAACAGAGATAGGAGTATTCTCAACATACGAAACAATAACAGGCCTTGCGGTATTAACAGAATCAATTACTTCGAGACTGATCATTTGTGTAAGTCCGGAACCCGATGACTGAGGTCCAATTAGAACAAACTCCGACCCACTGTATACATACAGCTGATCATTTCCGCTGTCCCACCAAAAATCGCCAACGCTTAACCCAACTGGCGCTGTTGCTGAAACTTCACTGCCGCCTGTTGCTCTCCAAACATCGCCGTCATAGAACTTTAGTTTGCCTTCGGCGCTGTCAAACCATACCTGGCCTTCTAGTGCTTTCGGAGGTGGATTTGCGTTTGCAAAGTTTTCTAGTAGAAACAGGAAGTTTTCGTTGTGAATCTCACCGTAACCAGCATAATTTTTGCCAATGAACCGCAAATCGGTTGTTTGGTCGAGTGTACCGTCTTCTACTATAGTTAACAACGTCCTGTTGTATCTGTCTATCTGATAAGCCATGTTTGCATATCCCCTTTATGTGCTTTTTATTATTTATCCGTTTTATCGTACTGAGTATTATAAGATTCCAGGCACTGTAACAGGACCTGAGACATACTGCCACGCACCGCTAACAATTTCAAATGTTCTAACTTCTCTTAGTACACTAGGGGTATACGCTACTGACAAATCAGTAGGCAAACTTATATCTTGTACTACTGATACTTTATCACCTGATAAGTTTATAAGTACGTCTGCAGGAGTCACGGTTGACTGTGCTTCAACATTAATACCAGTGATCTCTGTGCTAGTAATTCGTGTCGTAATTATCTTAGCCTGTTTACCGTCATTAAGAACAGCATCAGGTTCGAACACTGCATCTAAGTACTTGCGGATGTTAGTTCTTACGTCACCTTCTGCTGTAGACCATGCTGTAATATCTATCGAAAACGCCAGCAACGAATTATCAATCTGTTCATCAACGTACACTTTATTTGCAGCATCGGTATCCACTTCTGGTTGTACTAAATCAGTAATTTTACTGCTTGATACACTGATGTTGCCGTTGGCATTAAAAGTCAGGCCTGTCGATACTGTAACTGTCGAACCGTCTATGAAGATGTCGTCTACTGTTAAGTCTGTTAGAGTTCCAACTGACGTTACTCCCGGCGCACTTGTAATAGTTGTTCCAAGACTGTCAACATCGATAACCTTTGTGTTATTAATTCTATATTCTTTACCGGTTGCTAAGTCAACATTTTCACTAGAAGTCCAGCTACTAGTAGTATTAACCCAATTAAGAGTCTTGTTAGTGTTGCCTAGTAATGTTATGCCGCCTCCGTCTGCTGTTGTATCACTAGGTTGACTAGACTCGTCTGGAACAATACCTAACTCAATATTCTTGTCTGCAACACGCAAGATAGTTGATTCAATAGTAGTAATTGTGCCTTCTACCGTTAGCTCTCCTGTAATTCTGGCGTCGCCAGTTACATCTAATGTAAACTGCGGATCACGGCTGAATATACCAAGGTTGCCGGCTATCGGATCAATAGTAATAGCATCTCTTGTTGCTGTATCGCCCGGGTCGAATACTTTTAAACGAGTGTTACGTCCTTGGTCTTGTACTTCTAATATAACATCATCGGTGTCAGGGTTGGAAGACTGAGTTTCTACAAATAGTCTTACACTGCTGTCTATTAATTGTAATGCCGGTACTATTCCTTCTGGCGGATCTCCAAACAAAGTTAAGTCTCCGGCAACAGTGCCTCTCTGATCATTTCGAAGTACTTTGTCTGTAGAAAATTCTGTTGCAAGGTTAGTTCCTGTGATAAGGCCTTGTGCTAATGCTGCTGTGCCACGATATTGAAACTCGTAAGGATTAACAACGTTTATTCCTGGATAGATGATTCCATCAGGGTTTCCAGTTGTTACTAACTCAGGAACTATATTTCCAAAAGTATTGCCCGGCGTAATCTGAATTCGTGATACTATCGCTTGCAATGTTTCGCCGAGCCTAATCTCTAACACTGTTCTTGGGTTAAAATTCTGATCCTGCACGGTTCGTACAAATATTCCGCTTTTGCCTTGTTGAAGTGTGAACTGAGGTCCTACAAGTTGAAAGTCTTCGCCGTCAAATAAGTATAACTGATTCGACGATGTGTCGTACCATGTGTCACCTGCAATAGGATCTTGCGGCGGAAGTATGCCAACAAAACTTCCTGCTGCTGGCTGAAATTCTTCACCGTTGTATATTTGCAACTTGTTTATACTAGTATCGTACCACAATTGACCTTTCAGAGGAGAAAGAGGAACGGTTGAGTTCGCAAAGTTCTCGAGCATCTTGACAAAGTTTTCGTTAATGAACTCGCCATAGCCTGTAAAATTTCGTCCTACTAATGCGATGTCAGTAGTGTCAGTGTCCAATATTCCATCTACTAACTCTACTAGAATAGTTCCATCTGTTCTATTTAAAATATAACTCATTATACGTTCCCGGTGCAAATAATATAATTAACTGTTGTATATGGATTCATTGTATTAAGAGCAGCGCCTAAGTCTTCGCCTGCTACATCTCTATAATTGCCAGGGCCGTCTGTGCCGCCGCCTTGGATTGAACCACTTGACGGTATACCTGATACTGTGGCAGAACTTGCGCCAACTGTTTCTATATTAAGAGATTCGGCTTCTGGCGAATCGCTAAGCGAGTCAAGTGCTGCGTCTCTGATTGCATAATACTGTTTTGCATTAGTACCCGACGATACCAAGTCATGTTCGTGTGCTGGCAGATTACTCTTCGTAACGTCGGTTGTTTCACTACCTCCGACGTTACCTACAATTTCGGCCGACAACGAAGATACACGGTTAGCATTATTGCCGCCCATTGCATCGTTACCTAGCGGGAATCTTCCGCGGAAGTCAGGTAGACCGAACCATAATGAGGGACTAAGCCCTAGGTCGTCTTGAAGCGTAACTGTATCTAAAAATTGATGACCAATAATGTCAAACAATTCAGGGTAAGTAGATCGTTCAACTGTAGACCCGTCACAAAGCAACCAGCCCGGAGGTGCAGTTGCACCACCATACGGCATCATAGCACCAGGCGGAGTAGTCGGAACACTTGCAACAAAGTCACTTTGTTTAATTCTAAACAGACTCGATCCCCTATTAACAAGAACTTCGTCGTCTGCTTCAGCAAACGAAGAAGCAGTCTTGTTAATAATAAATCCATTACTAATAGTAGTATTAAATTCTTTGGTTGAGTTGCCTGCGCCGTTAAACGATATACCAGGTGCAACTACGTCGCCTGCAATACTAAATGTAGAAGGACTTTCTAATCTAATTGCTGAACCCGCTACACCTGTAAACGAGCCTGTTAGGTTGCCTTGGAAATTACCAATAAACGTACTAGCCGAAATACTATCAAAACCTGTTATTGTCTGGTTGCCACCTCCGCTTATATTCCCTTTAACATCTACGTCCCCGTAAACTGTTGCATCAGTTCCGACACGTAAATTCTTTGCAATCCAGGCGCCGCCTGCTACTTGAAGTGCGCCGTCGTTTGGTCTGTCTGATGTTTCTGTAGAAGTTAGGGTTACAATATCGCTTACTCTTAGTGTGCCTGTTATATCTAATGTTTCTTGTGGTTTTAGATTATTGATGCCAACTGTTGGCGTTTCGCCGGGGTTACTGTTAAGTCTCATTACCCTTCTAAATTCGGCACCTTGCTTTACTTGCAGGTCTATGCCGCCGCCACCAAAATTGTTTCTAATCAGTGATCTAGTACCGTCAGTTAACAAAGAAAACTGACTGTTGTCGCCTACTTGAATACCTTGGTTGTTTCTAACACTAAAGATTCCATTAGCAGTTGTATCAATGTCACTGCGTAAAAATCTGTTTGCTGGAACGTTTTTGTTTTGTATTCTTAGTGCGGCGGCTGACTCAGCGACCCCGTAATACTTTAGCGCCCCTACAGTACTAAGGTTTATGCCTGGAAATATCTCAGGAAATCCTTCGATTGTAGTCTTTGGTATAAATTGATTAGTTGAAATTATTACTGCTGGCGCTTGATCTACGTCGATTATTAAAACTGCGTAATCCTGGTTATCTGTCCCCGTAAGTAAGCCTGCTCGCGGTCCTGTAGACGACCCTGCAGAAAATTCAGGACCAATAAGCACCCAACCTGACCCGGTTGCTAAGTAAAGCTGCTCGTTATCAGTGTCGGCCCATAGGTCGCCTGCTAATGCATCTGATACTTCTGGAGACGAAGTGGCTTTAAATATACCACTTGCCGGTACCCAACGTGTTCCGTCATAGATCTTTAACTGATCTACATTCGTAGTAGTGTCGTACCATGTTTGACCTTCGTTTGGGTTTTCTGGAGGCTGTGAAAACGCAAAGTTCTCAAGCAAGTGCAACATGTTTTCGGCAATAATTTTGCCGTACTCTGTAACGCCTTTGCCAGGAAAACTTAAACTGGTAACTTCGTCGTTAACATCCCTGTCCTCAACAATAATTGGGTCTCTGTTAACGTTATCACTAAACCGTATAAAATATGCCATCAGCTATTACCTCCGCTAAGGCTTTGCACTCTTACAGTATAATCAATTTGGATCAATCTGTTAAGTGACTTTTGTTCTGGGTGGAATATTACGTGAGTTAGCAGCCTTCCTCTAGCTTGCCCAGCAACAGGAGCAGCTCGTAGACCGATCTCGTCAAAAACAAAAGTAGAGTTTGTAGATGATGCTGTATCAAAAGCATCTTGCCCGTTAGGCTCACCGTAGTCAAGCAAAGTAGTAACAATAATGTCAGTATAGTTTGTACCACTAACGTGTCTTGTTTCAATTTTGTTTCTTGTTGGATCCAAATTACTTGCATTACGATCATCTACAATCTTACTGTAGGTTTGATTGTAAAGACTAGCATTAGCGCCTGTAGAGTTTGGTGTTAGGTAAGTAATAATCCCTGTTGGATCAATACTTGTGCCGCCGTTGCCAAAACTCATCTCCGAGATAGGGCCGGTACCTGCGTTAGCTAGACTTTCAGCTAACGCTATGCTCATGTTCTCGTAATGTATGGCATTCTTTTTATTAACAAGAACTTCGCCAGTTTCCGGGTCATGGATCTTAATGTGCCCTTGTATAAATACGCCGTTCATTTCATTTATCATGTTTTAATTCCATTTCTGTTAAGTGTATTTATTCAGGCAGCTTACTTATACTTCCGCGCAAGAAATTAGCAATTGCATTGTCTGAATCTTTGAGTGCAACCCCTTGGTCGCTCCACAAACTTCCTGTTTTACGTACTATTAATATTCTATCTTTGTAGATAGTAGGGTTATCAGGATCAGCAGGATTTGGTACCTCTGTTACTGGAAGATTTGTAATCTCTAGGCTAACATTTCCGGTACTTGAGTCTACAATAATATCGAACTCTTTTTCAACTTCAACGTCGCCTGCTGGGCTATCTGGTGCTATTGCTTGAACAATATCACCGTTTTCGTCTACCATGTCAAACTGGTAAGTTTGAACTGCATTCTTATGCAATCTTTTACCACCTACAAACACTTCAAAAAAGTCTCTATAGGTTTGGTTAAAGTTCAGATTAAAACCAGCTAGGTTGTACTTGGTATCAAATACCGTTGAAACACCGTTGTTTACAATTTCTTCGCTTACAAATTCGTCACTGTAAGGAATATTCTTTTCACTGCCATTGTTAACAACAATAGTGCCTGCTGGGTATTCGTCCTTAACACCTGTGCCTAACGTGCCTCGACGTAGCTGACGTAGTTTGTTGCCATTTGTATCTCTTTCGAAATATTCAATACGCTCACCGTCCACAAAAATAATACCTGGCTTGTTTGCACTCTTGCTTGGCACCGGTAAAGTAGTTGCATCTGCTACTTCAATATACAGATCATCTGGCATTAACGAAGCTGTTAGTTCTTGGCCAGTATCGTTGTCATATCTCTTGTAATGTGTTCTGTTCAAGATATCCTTAAACTTACTCCATGCCAGCCTCGGTGTTTGAATAGGTGCGCTGAAGTGAATTACGTCAACTTCGTCGCCTACTTCAAGATTACCGTTTATGAACACTACAAGTCTATCTGCTGACAGGCTGTAGTCTACTGACGGTGTTAGTAACTTGCCGTTAACTGCTACCCAAACGTATTGTACGCCTGCTGCTGTGCTACGCAGATTTATAGTACCGCTTCTTAGTGCATTATAGACTGTATTGTTTTCATCGTTTAGAGTTAACGTATCTTTTTCGAATACGCTATATCCAATACGGTCTATATCTAGTACATCGTGATTAGAGAACTGGTACACATTAACTATAGAACCGACTGTTAACTCTTCGCTAAACTCAAGCTCGTTGCCATTAATAAAGTAGTCAGCATCACCGGTGTAGTAAGCATTTAGTGTGTCACCTACTTCAATAGCGTTAGGATCTAATCTGATACTACTTGTAGCGAAATCAACAATGAAATCAATATTTCTATCAAGCTCAACATTGTTTTTAAATACTCGTACTTGTTCAGAATCTATAGTACTTTGTGGGATCTGGAACGTATCAAATTGGTATACTACCGTATTCGTACTTTCAACAGTAAACTCTTTGCTGTAGCCCGGGCTCTTTATGAATCCGTCAACATCAACTAGAACAAAGAACTCTACAGGTTCTTGCTCTACTGGGTTTTGTGTAAGGTTGTACGCTGTACTATCACCAGTTGCAGTAAACGTGTCTCTTAACACTCTACTATAACTACGAATCTCAGTTTGTGGATCAGTTACTGCATATTCAATAACCGCGCCGGCTGCAGGGGCTACCGCAAACTGAATAACTAATCTGCTATCTTCCTCGATAATTATAACATCTGGGTCGGTAACCACTACACCGTTAACCATCACGACTGTAGTATAGTCGTCTTGGGACTCGATCGGAGTAACAATCTTTGTAGTTGAACCGTCTGATATAATTGCGTCTGTGTCTAGAACATTGTTACCGTTCATGCCAACAGCTAGAATGCTTACTCTCTGCGCTACTGAAAGAACAGGATCAAATGTCACTGTTAGATTTTCGTAGTCAATTGTATACAGAGACTGATCAACAATAGTGTTATCAACTTTTACAATAACTGCATCTAAGCTGTTTGGTCTGATGCCGAAGCTGTACGTAGCTGTTGTTCCGTCTGTGATGTAAGACTGATTAATAATCTCACCTTGGCCGTCACCTACACGCTCGAATACCTTGATGTTTACTGTGTCAAGTACTTGCCCAGGTACCATTTCTTCTGGACCTGCGCTTGTAGTTGGTGTAACAAACAAGTCACCGTCAACGATAATGTCTTCAGCGTTCAGTCCTGTTGCGTTACCGTAGTCAAGTCTGCCGCCGGATAATTGTGTATCATAGCTATCTGGATCTGGAGCAAAGCTACCGTCACTAGTTGTCTTGCGAATAATAACTACATCGTCGCCGTCTGCGCCGTTACCTAGCTCAAAACTAGTAGTGCTACCGTCGCCGACAATAGTTTCCATTTCTGCATTTTCGTTGTCTACAACAGTGGAACCGTCGTATGCTGGATCATCAATACGAACACCGTTTCTATATACGTTGTACTCTACACCTTCTTCAAGTGGTTCGTCGAGTTCGAATATAACTGTAGTGCCGTCTGGGCGAATTACAATATCTTCGTAAGTAGTATCGTAGATATCCCAGCCATCTGTTGACCATTCGTCGTTGTCCCACCCTGTTGCTGTATCAAAGTCAAAGCTCTTGACTTCCACGCCGCCGTAATCAACGCCTGACATAAGCTGAGGAATCTCAGCGCCTATCATGCCGCTAGTTGGTACATACAAGTACTCAATTCGATCTGCTGCATTTAGCAATGCAGGAGACTTGACGTAATTTATTACAACAGTTTCGCCAACAAGAGGCGGCTTTGTGAATTCAATTTGACCATTGTAACGAGTGTATGACAAGCTATTGTCTACTACGTTTTTATAGCTGTATTCGCTTCTAAGAACTTCTTCGCCGTCTTTTGTAATTGAGATCTTGCTAGCGGTTAAGTCCATAGGCCAATCCAAATCAAAGATCACATTTACACCTGTGCCTGTGATTGTTTTGCTCTGGTCTAGTGAAAGCACAATAGCCTTACCTGATACTCTGTCAAACTTAACAGTTACCTTCATGCTTCGTACAACGCTCTCTCCTATAATAGCTGTTGCTCTTGCCTGTACTCCTTCGTTGTTACCTGGTGCAGCAATAGTAACTGTCGGAGTACTTAGGTAACCAGAACCGCTGTTAATAACACGAACACGAACAACTCCGCCTTTACCGATGTAGGCTTGAGCAGTTGCACCAGTGCCGCCGCCTCCTTCGATTCTTACATCAGGTGCGTACCTGTACCTTGTGCCTGGATCTGCTACAGCAATTTCTGTAACCTTAAAACCTACATTGTCTTTCCAGTTCTTGTCTGGAAACTCGCCAAAGAACGATTCGGCACCTACGATGCGGTTGTCTTCAACAGTAACCGGAACCGGTAGTATCTTCTTATCACTAGGATTGTACCTTGGCGGTAAGTCAAAATCTGTAACTACAGAATTTGTTTCCTCAAGACGATCAAGTGAACTGATGTACTCTCTTACGTTAGTCTTGTAAGGCTTAACTTCTTCAACATAATCGTTGTAACTTGGCAAATTGCTGTTACGGAATGTAATTCTCTGCTCTAGTGCTCCAACGTTGTGCTTGGCTTTAACAAAGCTAGTCTTGAATGCCCAGTTTACGTTTAACTGTTCTGCAAATACGTATCGAATGCTTGCAAAGAATAGCTGATTATAATCAACTGCTAAATCATCTGTTAGCAGATCTTCTTTAAGAGCCTTCATAATCAATCTAATTTCTGTTGCTGGCTCTCTATCAAAGAACTTGCCGTCGTAACGAGAAACGTCAAACCCTACAAGGTTTTCTGGATTGTCGTACAAGATAGACTTAATTTGTATTGTGCCGCCCTGACGACCGATAGTGTCATAGTTAACTGTAAAGTCATCAGTATCTACATCGTTAACTTTTCGTAACAATAGCCAGCCGCCTGACCCAACATTTGATATCTTAATAACGTCGCCGATGCTGTCGTCAATAGACGGCAGCTGGTAAGTTCCGTCTATCAAGTGATTAACTAATGTAAACTGATTGTCGCCTTCGGCATACCAATCAATGTAGTCCCAATAGTCACTAACTTGGTATTTCTGAGTTTCTGTACGCTCCCACTCGCCAGTTGCTGGGTTCAACGAATAAATTGCCCAGCGTCCTGTGATTGTTGAATCCGAACGTACTAATGCATTTACAGGTCTTACATCAACGCGAACTGTATTACTATACCCTTGACCTGGGTTGACAATATCGAAGTCTACAACTTGTCCCGAGTTGTTAATGAATAGGTCGATATCAAGATCTGATCCATTACCGTTTACAGTAACAGCCGGTCCGTTCCTGCGGCCAGTTCCTTCGTAAGCCAGGTCTTTATATCTCCTACCTGGTTCATCTATTGTAATGTCGGTAATTGAGCCGTTGGTTACTTCGACACTAATTGCCGCTGTTGCAGACCTGCTAGTACCAATAAATCGTAGCTCTTCTACTGTATCTACAATGTAATCGTATTGTTTTTCTTCAACAAGCGGAATTGTATCCTCGCTTAACATTGTAGACAAATCACGGCTGTCCACTATCGGTAGCTTTTTCAGAGAAATGTTAGCACGTTCAACAACTTGTTTAAGTGCTTCTGCCTTATTAATAAACCAGCTCTGTCTCGGACTAAACAGCGTGCCGTATTTCTGTCTTGGGCTTAGTGTTGGATCTGGAATAATACGAGTCTGCTCGTCATACCCTACTAGACTGTCAACCCACTTGCGCTCGATATCTCTTTTAGGCAAGCTAGTACTGAGGCCTTCTGACAACAGCTGATATTCGTTGTGAACATTCTGTTCTTGATTTTCGAGTGTGTAATATGCAACGGCTAGTGCTGTGTCAGTGCCTGATACCAAACTATCCACGTTGTACATTACAAACCTGTTGTCAGTCATAAAGCTAGCAAAGCGGTAACCTTCTTGGAATGGATCCTCAATAAGTCTAGCAATGTTACCTACGCTTAATGTTCTAGTTTCAACATTCGGTGTTGTAAACTTATTGACAACCCAGAAGTAGTAGATATTGCTGAATGTTTTAGCAACAAAGTCATACTTGAGTTTTTGTGAGTATAATGCATCACCATACTTACTTTGACCGCTAATACCTCGAGCAATCCCTTCTGTAGTGTCAGCTAGCTCATCCCATTCTGACGGGATAACATCACTTGCTACCCATTCGTATACATCAACTCTTGTACCTGGAATCAGTCTGTTCCAATTTGCACTTTGGTAAACTGCTTCACCTTGGTAAGGATTGGTAAATCTTGCAGTACTTAAATCCCACCATACACGACCAACAAACCCGTCTTCCCAGTTATTCACTTCGTCGAAGAATCTTTCGTCGTCAGTTATATTGTAACGGGCTGGATCTATGTTTGTCCTAAAGTCTATCTGTTCTGCTGCTGGTCCGGCAATCTTACCCTGACGAACATCAATATAATCTAAGTAGGTCACTAATTGATTAGTGCGTGTGTCAAACAAAAACACTTCGTTCATCTTATCTAAGTCAATGATAGGGTTAGGTGTTCTAATCTTAAACCACGACTGACTATTACGCTCGCGACGGTAGTCTGACATAGTGCCTTTGGTGTTATCTGTTTGTGCTCTTGGCAGCCCGACATATATATGGTTACGCACAGCAACCATACTCTCACCAAACTGACTGTTTTTAGCGTCAACGTATTCTAATGCATCTGCATATAAGAACGTACCATCAACGTTGTCAAATACAGTAACGCTACCAGAGTTTGAAATCTTGTCAGAGAATGTAGTAAGTCCGTTGTCGAATACTGTTTCGTTGCTAAGATTCTTGTCAAACACAGTTGGCAGAATCATATCGCCGTTAAAGCTAGTAACAGAAATAGAACTGTCAGTTGCACTAACTTTAAAACCGAACATTTCAACTAAATCATCTCTAGGTGAAATTAGTGTCTGCAGGTGTTCAAAGCGGCCATTTATCTGTTTATATACTCTTACTCGACCTTGATCGTAAGCATATACATCACTGCCTGGTTCGCCTATAACTAGGAACTCGCCGCTTGGCGATACTGACAGGCTTTCCGCAAATCGTGTGTCAGGCAAAGTTGGGTCTATAACTTGTCTTAGGACATAACGCCCGTCCTGAATTCTATAAATCAAAACACGGTTAGTGACTACTGGCAATGCATTTAAATTTGTTTCGTCGAACACTTTTGTTACTGCTGTGATTGCCATAACATGACCGTTACCAGAAACAGTTACTTCTGCGGCAAACTCTGTTAAGTCTTCATCAACAAATACCTCATCCCCGTAAATCTCTTCAGTAAGTACGTGAGGAACAAAAGGCTCAACTGTTACACTTTGGTCTACTAATTCCCACTGCGTAGAATTACCTTGTGGGTTAGTTGAGCCGGCGCTCACAACAGTTTTTGCCTTGTATAACGTAGTTTCGCCGTCTTTTAGATAGCTGACAATATCGCCTGTAGCAAAATCAATCTGCGACTGAACTGCTGCCCATTCGCCGCGGAATTGCGGATCTTTATCTAGCTCCCAATTAAACCTAGTGCCTTCGGCATCAGTGCCTTTCTTAACAACATACACTTTACTGTTGGTTGAAATGAATAGTCTATACAACTCGTCTTGTTGTGCAAAGTCTAAATCTTTTCCAGTAAACGAGTTTTCGCCTGTGCCAGGAATTACAAACGTGCCTTGAACGTTCCAAGCCCGGCCTGCTCTTTCGTAAACAGTAAATGCGCCTTGGTTATTAAGCCCGTTTCTTGGCTTATTAAGACTAACAGGAACTCTAAAGACCTGCTTCCAAGACTGGCTACCAACATACGGATATTCTGTATTGCCGGGATTAATTGCTACTTGAGCTTCCCAGTATTGAGCACTGTAGCTAACAATATCGCCGTCTTCGTACTCGTCGCCTGCAACATATGGTCCTACAAACGGGGATGAAATATCCGACGCTTCTGGTGAGCCTACTGCTAGATAGTTGCCGTCAGGACTAATAGCTACACTAGACCCGAACCTATTATTAGTATCTAAAGTAATAGTACTCTGCAACAAAAACGGAGCTTCAATTAGTGTTTCAAATTGTAATTTATTAGCTTCTGTAGCTCTGGTGTAAATGTTTACAACACCGTTGCCTTCAGCAGCATCACCAATAGCAACCTTAGTATTGTCCTTTGATGCTGCAATAGCTCTTGCAAATGCCGAGCCTGGGTTTTCTGTATTTCGGTTGTCAATGGTATTAGTTTTAGAATATACTTCTTGATTCTCATAAACTGACCAATCATTATACGACTCGCCGTCAACCCAAACTCGCTGTCCAGGCGTTACTTGTTGTTGAATAACGGTTTCTGCTTGCTCTAAGTCCTTAACTCGAACACTTCTTAGTGTGCTGACAAATCCGCTAGCATTTTCCTCGTCTTCAATAACAACATCAGACGGTGCTGTTACTACAACCGAATTAGATTTAATACTTTCGATCTGGTAGAAGTTGTTATTAACAAAAGAAAGGTTCTGTACACCTAAGAACTGGCCTACTACTAAACCGATAGTACTATTATCAAATGTAATTCTTGCCTGAGCATTGTCTAGTCGTTCGATTTGAGTAACTTTTAGAACTGTTCTAACATGCTGTAAAACGTCCCAGTCTTCAGTTAAACCAACAACCCATATATAGTCGCCGTATCCAACACTTGATACATCGCCGTTCAGTACGTCTATCGAATTCGTAACTCTGTATGCAACGTCATCTTCACGTACATAGCCTGCAGATTTTAGCTCAAACGGATCTTTCTTGACAACAGGAAAAGGCTTGCTGTCATAGTTTTCAGGAGCTGCATAGATTTCAAACGGGCGCTGGCGGTAAATGTTATCTACCGAATTCACTGGCAGCCTGTTTACTAACTCCACCGGCTGTGGAGACAATCTAAATTTAGACTCATCAAGTCTAAACTCGATTACTTCTGCGTTATCTGTATCGCCGTAGCGACCCAGGCGTATAGCCCACTCTTCATAAAATTCTAAGCTATCTTTGTCAGACGTTCCTAATGCATCAAACAACTTGGTTAGAGAATTTGTTGTACCTTTGTCTTGTATAAATCCCTGATAGAACTTATACTGTGATACGTCATCATTAATGATATTCTGTAAGTACTGACGCTTTTGGTAGCCTGTTAGATGCTGGGCGTGCCTTTGCTGCTCCACATCAAAGTTATCAGAATCTAAGTCGTAGAAATCTGCAAACTGATTGATCTTATAATCAAAGTTTGGAATTAGTTTAGACTCTGGGCGCTCTCTTAAACGCTTCCACGCACCAGTGTTGAACACACTTGAACCCGGAATGTCGAATAGTGAAACATAAAAGAACTCTTTGTACTTTACAAGAGTACCGATTGAATAATCTGTCCACTGTTCCCAGTCAACTACAACCGCACTGTCGTATACAAAACCAGGGATATCTAAACCGCCGTTCCACTTGTCACTTCTGTAGCCTGTAACACGGATTCTTTCTTGACGATACCCAGCTTCTTGGTCGTAAATGATGTCGTCAAATACTGAACGATTGTCGAGTAAGATAACGTGCTCTTTTTGTACTAGCGGCAGTCTAACATGATAGATGCCGTCTGTGGTACCAGTAGACTTCAGTCCAAACTCGTTCTGGTTGCTTCTTGCTATACTGCTGAACCTTCTATCTAACTTCGTACCGTTAGCAGCTAGCAATGAATAAGGGTAAAAGTTATCGAAAATGTCATCAACTACTACAAATTCACGCTCGAATGTAACTTGTTCAGCGCCCGGACTAAGTGTAATAATACTGCCTGCTGCCCAGTTTTGTGTAGTCCAGAACAAGAACTCTTTAACACTGTATGTCCAATCTTCTACCTGTCCGCTTTCGCTGCTGAAAAACTCGAACTTAAATCCTTGCTCTTTTAGCCTAGCTTCGTAGCCTAGCATAAAGTCTACAACGTCTTGGATCGTAGGCAATACTGTGCCGTACGACAACTCAGTTAACCTAGATTCAAAATTCCTACGCAATGTAGCATCTCGTCCCCCAATTTGCGGAAGTGACGAAATCCTACGGAATTTATTACTATCAAACGTGTCCGAACTTACATGAGACTCTAACACTCTGTAGAAGAAACTCATGTTTCTTACGTTCTGACCTTTGATGTACTGCTTTGCAGGACCCCATTCTACAAACTGCTCACTAACACCGCCGATATTAATCACAGGGTCAGTAGCCGAAGGAATCGGAGTATAATATTCAAATGTTGGGGTTTCTCTGTCGTATCCTTTGATAACGAAACCGCTCGGAGTCTTTTCAACAATTACACCACTGTATGACACAACATCTACAGGAGAACTTGTATTTAGGAAAACCTGGTAGTTTTCCTTTGGTAGAAATACGTTCCCTTCGTTTAACGGATTACGACTATCAAGTATTAAGTTGAACTTTTCTTTCTCAGTAAAGCCGCCTACTTTGATACATAGCTGATTGTCAATTCTTGTAAGCTGATCCTTGTATATGTCTTGCTGTAGTTGAACACTGCTTGCAAGATAATCAAAAATGTAATTTACAAGACCACTTGTACTAACACGAGTATCTGCGTTGGTGCCATTAGGGAAAGCAATATCTGCTAATCTTAGGACTTTGCCTGTTTCTGTGTAGATAATCTGCCCTACTTGGTTGCGCTTCATTCTTGACAGGTCAAAACCTGTAGCAAAAGTAGTGTTTGGTTGATTTAGAACTCGTGCAGTAATTAAACTAAATGGGTACTCAGAACTACGGCGCCATGCAGTTTCTGCAGGTGTATGATCACCGAATCTAAACGGTGCTCTAGACAATCTGTCTACAAGGCTTGTTGCATAATTGCTAGCAAGAGGGCTGAGCAAGTTACCGCTAACGTCTACAGGAATGTGTGAAAGCAGCGTTGGACGCTTGTATCTTTCATAACGTATTTCTGCTTTGCCTGGCTCTCTAATAATACCGTTTTGTAGGTCTGTCCACAAAATTAAGTTATTTTTTGTATATGGTGCAGGCCCATACACTTCTTGCCACCAAGTTGGCTCTACACTAAATCCTAACATTTCCCAAGGATGGGTGTGAGGACGATCAGTGTCGTACGCCTGTATGTATACTGATCTCCAGTAACCATTTAACTGTACTCCACTAGGTGAAATCGTACCAGTGTAGTTATAAGTAAAAGAGTCAGTTCTGTCGTAGCCAGAGCCGGAAGTATAATCCGGGTTGCCCGCAACGGTAGTCCACTCGACAAAGTCTGCTGTCATTGAACGATCAATTGACTCTTTTGTATAACCTGTGTATCTGAAATCACCCGAAACAAACTTATCTAGGTCAAATAAATCAGTATCGTAAGATTGTTTGATGTTGTTGTAAACACGAAGTTCAAACTCAAGAATAATGTCATCGCGGTAGTCATCAAACGCAAGTACAATACTTCCGTCGTGCCCCTGAATTACGTTACGTGGTTCTCTATACGTGTTATCAACAAACTTCTGAGGAATATATGCAGGATATAAACCTAACTTAGTTGGTGTGGCAGGAATATAAGAACCGTCAGTTGTGTCACACTCAACAACCTGAATGATATCATTCTGTACTAAGTCTGCACTTATATCAACAAACCCTTCGTTGCTAAATGTATAGTCTCGTCCGTGTACCAACTGCTCTGAATTTAGATACACAAGAACAGACTTGGCGCTTAACTCGTCTAATGTAAACGGTTCAGACAATGCATAGAAGTTTTCGCCGCCCGCTGGCACTTTATACTCTAAAGTACGTGATGCGGCTGCGCACAGCATATCTGTGAAGTAGAACGGCATTGCTGGAGTTTTACTTGCATTAATTCGACTCAATGTCAGATCAAGCTGTTGCTTTGGTGTACCGTCGAACCCTAAATCTTCAGCAGTTTGAAGAAGCACTCTTTTGAATTTTGCATACTCTGATCGATTAAAACGAAGTGCCTTAATGATGTTTGCTTCTTTGTTTGTAATGTGGTAACTTGCAAGGTTAAGCGGGCCGGTGTGCTGCACAAAACGTCGACCGAACGCGTCTAACTGGCCTAAGTCCCGCAAGTTGTTAGTTCCAGGGAACTTGCCGCTGAATCCTCTAACGTTTTCTACAATTGTTCTTACATGATCGTTTACTTCGCCTAGAGTGAATTCTCCGATGTTATTGTTAAGCGGATTCCTTTCTAGGTTATATGCCATTTCATAATAACCGTTGTCGTTCTTCGATGTATCACTTTTTACTTTTAAAATGACATTTGAATCAACAGGCAATACGCTGTTGAACACAATCGCGGCAGTTTGCTCACTGCGGTCGATTGTATAATCAACATCTAGTAATTGATAGTCCTGGTCAAGAACAACTTTAACTTCTAAATCTTGTATAGAACTACTGCGATCATAGACATCTATTTCAAATCTGTCTGTTGGTTCTTCAACAATGTACTGTCTAATAACTGCTTGGGTACTTGACTTATTAGTTTTTGCCCAACCGTTCTGCACAGTAAACGTGTTTAAATCAGTATACCTTCTTAGATATCCGATATCAGTATTCTTAGTGTACAACGTCTGGTCGATACTATAAACAAAGCTCTCGTTTACAAGAGAGAAGTTAAATTGTAGATCGCCTACGTTTTCGATTGTTCTGTAGCTTAGTGGAAATCCTAACTCAGGGTCCAGTGAGCCAGTGCCTTGCTTATATTCAAATACAGTATTACCTGTAAATGATGATTCTTCATAAACAACAGTGTCGCTGAATGCATTACCAGCACTGTCGTATAGTTCAAAACGAGGTGATTGGTTATTTTCAGTTTTTTCTTGTGCTAGTTTCCAAGTTGTTCCGTTATACCAGTAAAACTTACCTGCGTTTTCGTTGCCGTTAGTAACCAATACAACTTCGCCCTCTATAGGGTCACAATCTGGTTCTTCGATCAAAGAAATCTGGTTTCTATTGTTAACTCTTAAGAAAGTAACTCGGTATATTTTACCATTAACACGCTTGTCAGGATCAGCAGCAAATAATACTCGCTGTCCTTGTGTCAAAGGAACACCATCGACGTTGTAACCAAGTTGGCCTTCGACATTTGAAAATACATCTAATGTAAAGTCGTCTACAAGGTCAACGTCATTCTTTGCTTCGGTGCCGTAATTATGCAGTCTTAGACCTGGGTCGAATTCAATAATAGGACGAGTTGCACGGGCTGACTGATCTAACTCCTCAGCAACGTTATTATAACCTGCTGCGGCTGCAATTGTGCTAGAATGGAACCAACGGTTATAACGTGACCACGGGTTTCTGTCAGCGCTGACTCGGTTGACAACAATATAATCTTTAGTACCAGCAAAGCTACTAGCATTATCAAATGGCAATCTATCCCATCTTCCTGAACCCCAAGGAACAAGAACATCGTCAGCGTATCCTGCTGGAACCAAAAGTGCAGCTTCGCTCACTAGTCTTATTTCAGTACCTACGCCGTCTACGTACCAATCACCGGTGCCGTATATCTCCGGAGTAACATTACCTAAGAATGTTACTTTAAGACCATTTGTTAACGTTACACCGTTAGCACTTGTATATGTCGACTTCCCTAAAATTTCCTGTCCAACATCAATTGCAGTGTTCTCTTCAATATCAAAAATCTTAATGAAGCCGCCTGTATTGATATCGCTTTCACTAAGGTAAAATAAGTGATCAGGCGCTTGCAACGGTACTGTAAATTCAATTACACCGTTTTCAATATACTGCGGATCAACTTCGTTACCGTCTGCGTCAAAAAACTTTTGTCCTTTGATATATTCGCTTGATACGTTTTCGCTCTCTTCATCCGGATCCGGAGTTGTATAGTTTCTGTCAACCGTAAAAGCAATAGGGAACCCTGGAGTATCTATCTCAAACCTATACGTCTGTCCTCTATACAAAGTAAGAACTGGGTTGGCTGCAAGTCTATTTGAGAACTTGTACGTAGTATTATCGCCCTGGTCTTGGATTGTTACTTTGTAAGTACTGGTAACCTCTTGGGATTGACCGAAGACGCTAACAGTTTGTGGGCCATTAGGTAGCCAGAAATACTCGCGAAAGTTTGCTAATTTGTCCCAATCTACGTTAGGATTCCAAGCATAAAATTCTTGGGTGTTTAGTTTACTGTGATTAGAAACATCACCGCTAAACGCACTGATTTGATTAATAAAGTCAGGATAATCACTAAAGAACTCAACGTTGCCTAAATCATCTTTAACTACAGAAGCCGGCTCTAGTTGGCGGTTTTGCCTTTGCTCGCTGATATCCTCGATATACGTGTCGTCTGACTGGTATGCTTTCGCAGTTTGACGGCCGTAGAATCCCGAGATTTTTTCAGCAATACCCGGCTGGACCATTTGATCTAAAGTACTACCTAAAATCTTTTCGTTGGCTTGAGTTCTAAAATACTTAGGTAGAAGGTTTGCGCTCTTCCTGTCCTGCTCACCACCTGCTGGTAGTGGAAAATCGTTCTGGTCAGTGTTAGCCATTAGTAACTAAAACCCCCTGTGCTGTTGAGTGTACCAACTGACGGAGTACTTTGTAATCCTTTGTTTGTTGATATATCTGATGTTGTAACAACCTTGCCGTTTGCATTTAAGCGCGAAGCTGTTATTTCGTCTATTAGAAGAACGTCGTTTACCGTTGCGCCACTAATAAAAATTTCGTCTGGTGCTGAGCGTATTTCAAATAAGCTGCCAAATCCTTGCTCTACCTGATTTGGTACAATAATAAATGTAACCAAGTCTGGCGCCATTCTGTTCATTACAAATGTAGCTAGTTCTTGGAAGAAAAATGTGTCGCCGAAGTCCCAGTTTTCAATTGCAAAATATTGATTTACAAGACCAATAATACGTGTTTTGATATCGTTATCGTTTAACACTTGATCTGGGTTCTTAACTGCTTTAAATGTTGCTTGCAAATCTCCGTTCGCCTTTGGGCCAAATAGTACTTTGTACTTAACCGGATGATAAATCACTTCATCGCTTATTGACTTAATCTGATTCAGTTTAGATCCAAACGATCTAAACAGTTGATCTGAACTAGGCGGTAGGGGACGATTTGTCAACTGCCCGTCTAGGAAAAGTCTATATTGTCTGTCGTAACCTCTTGTTAGTAAGTATGTATCCATAATATTACTAGCACTTGGATCAATTCTATTGTTCGAATCCGCAGTGTGTACATACTGGAATTTTAGCATATCTCTGCCAGTAAACGCCTTGTAATCATTTGTTATAGAAAACGTCATTGTATTAGTATCCCAGATCTTAAACAAATCTACGTCAAGGAAATAATAAATGGCGCCGCTGGCTCTTTCACTAGCCAAAGGCACAGCCGGCGCACTCTCTGATCTATATAAACTAATACCGGTGGCTTCAGCGTTAACATAACGGAAGTCTTCAGTTCCTGCTGACGTGATATACTTTTCCTGTATAACAGTCTTTTTATCTACGACTGTTGTAAGCCCTGTTTCCGGATCAACATAATCAGGTGCTACTATGTCTTCAAACAAGTCAGGGTCATCAACTACGCCGTCTTCGTCGCTGTCAAAGAACGTAAGTTCAACACGGGTACTGTCTACATAACCTTCTTTGTCTCTATACTCAGACAAAACCTCCCAAGTAAAATCATTTGTAAACGGAGACGGATTGTCAGGTTGCTTGTTAATGTTTAATACTGTGATTTTGTCTTTAATAATTTTGCCGGTTCGGCTATCAAAAATCTTATCAGTCGAATCATAGAAGAATCTGATCTCTTCGTCGCTTTCAAAAACATACCTTAGCCCACGATAAAAAACTTTATACCTTTCACCAGATGTTTCAAACTTGATTAGCCAGCTAGCATCAAGGCCTTGGCCACTTGTGTCTCCAGCAAAACCAGTGTTGAAATCACCGCTGGCGTTTAGGTTAGATGCCTTAATTAACTTCCACCGCTGATCTTCTACGTCAAATCTTAATCCGAAGTTATTGTAGGCAAACGTCTGATCAATAAGTTGGCGTTTAACATCGTCAAGCAACGATCCTGCTAGCTTAGGACGTATTTCTGTTAGAATTGCACCTTGTGGGATATCGTCACTAAGTGCTATAGCACCAGATGTAGTTGTAATTAGCTGGTCAACACCATTGCCTGCAATGTTAAAAACTTTGGTCCAAAGTACGGTTTTGTGCCCTACATCACTAGGCGAACCTATCTTCAACGCATTGTTTTTATCAAAGTATTGTCCGGCTGGTGCTACAAACTTTAGTAAGCTCTCGGCTTTTACATAACGAAGACTAGTCGAAGTAAAACTTCCTACCCGTTGATATCCATCCTCAGGCGTTGTTTCGTTGTTACTTAAAAATCCTGTAAATGTATTAGTGTCTTTAGTCGCCGATACCCAGTAAACATTTAAGTCAACTGCATTAATCTCAGGAAATCTATCGAAGTAAAAGTGATTCACTCTTTTGTCTTTAAAAATAGGTTCGATTTCGTTAATTACAACACCTTCAATGTCGGTTTGAGTTTGGAAGGAAAACGATGTAGTTCTATCAATAAATTCTTTATAAACAATGCCGTCATTGCCGTATAAGTTAGTGCTACTGTATTTTCCGGTTGCATCTATTAAGTCAAAGTAACGCGAAATACCACTTGATGTACGGTTAACACTCTTAACTTTTACAATCTCTTGACTTACTGCTAAAGGAGCTACGTTGTAATCTTCACCAGTAATCATTCTGTTTTGAGTGTAATAAGTAGCAGGAGCATTAGCTTTAATACTAGCGTTAGTCTCGCTTACTGTTGAGTTTGATACCGTGGTCTGCAGACTAACAGTAAATGTAATTTCTTCTTGTTTACCTTGCTTACTTAGGTACGGTATACTAAAGTTAATACCTGATAGTGCCGCAGGAGTAATAATCATACTTCTGTTTTCACTAACGCGGTAG